ATCCGGTACTAATCACACCGATGCCGTTAGATCAACGAAGTAATTGCGCTTTAATTGTAATTGCTGCGAGTTATGCAGCGATAACTGTTGTCACGAAGAGAGAGGAATTGCGAGCTTTCGCGTCCTCACTGTGCGAGACGTACTCGCGACCACCTGCCATTGTGTCAGATGTCGCTCGAGACGCGTTTAGCACCCTAGTCGTGGACCCACCAGCAACTGTGGTGGGCCACACGCACGCCCAAGCCGCTGGCTTGAGGACTGCGGCAACTTCCTTTGTTATGAACATGGGCCAGTATACTGGCGCTAATGTGTTCATTGTTGGAATGTCTAAATCAGACCAACGGAAGAATTACCGCGGAACTCGCCAGTGGTTCTGGTGCAAAGATGCCAATGCAGACAATCGCAATGATTGTCCAAGTGATCACGACATCTTGTATCTGTGCGATGTCGACTATTATGTCGACATGCCGAATTTGTTGGCCCAAAAGGCCAAGCCCGTGGTTCTATACACCATGGTCCCTGAAACAGCGGCTCAAACCGCCGTTGATAATACAGCTTACCGTTTTATGGAAGATGGCAGTCTCCAGACTACGGTTGCTGGCGGTGGTCGATACCACCATTATCTTTGGGACTATGGCATGGACTCGGTGCTCATCACTAAGTACTACTGGGGTATCCCATGGAAGTCGATAGCATATTCGGTCGAGCGCAAGCAGGTTGCCGCGAATCGCCAGCTAGTCCTTTTAGCGCCTATGAGAGAATTCGTAGGGCTTGGCTGCTGGTTAGCGCGCATGCTAATGGACACTGTGCCCCTCAAACGGTTTGATCCCATCGTCCATACGGAAGATGTACCGTTTGCTAGATTTAATGTCACAAGACATGACGGTGAGACGTTTGTCACCACCTCTGTTGCCGGCACTTATCTTAGCGCCACAGTGTCTGTGGCGGTGGATGAATCCATCGCTAATGTTGCCAAGCTTGGAACCACCAATCTCATGATGCCCACGACGGCTAGTTGGGTTAAGGACGACCGCGCTTCTGCGGTGGTCCTGACCCGCTACCATCGTGCTACGTCAAAGAGAAGTGGTGCGGTTGTTTTCCCAGTCGAGAAATCGGTTAGAGCATATCAATATGCTCCCGCCCTATATGACCAGGAAGTTAAACCAAAACTGCAAGCATTTATGTCACCTTTTGTGCACGGAGCGTTCGCACCTGTTGCGAACAAGGCTGGAGAAGAACAATGCGTTGAAGGGAGAATTAACTCTCTCCGCAAGTCTGAACCAAAACCTTGCAAGTTCCGTGACCGGTGCATTGACGAGTTCGTGGAGCTCGTCTTGCAAGGCGTGGTTCTTGAACCTGTCTGCTATGAGTATGTTGCCTCAAAACAGACAAGCGCTGCCCAGAAATTGTCACTTGCGAAGGCCTCCGTAACGGGCTGGTTCCGCACCTTTGTTCTTAAATGCTTTATCAAGGCTGAAGCATACCTTAAGGTCTCTGACCCTAGGAATATATCTACGTATAATGACGCAGATAAATTGGACATGGCACGGTTCGCCCTAGCGTTGAGTGAGCATTGCAAACAATTTCCGTGGTATGGCCCTGGCAAAACGCCATTGGAAATAGCACATAGAATTGGAGATATCTGCATGAGTGCAGATTTCGTCAATATCTCTGATTACCATCGCATGGATGGAACTATAACCTATGCGTTACGTCAGGTTGATCGGGCGATTTGTATGAAGGCCTTTGCAAATCACCGCGCTAAACTGAATGAACTTCTTAAAACAAATGTCGACAATATCGGATATTTGCCACATGGAACAACCTTCAGTCAAGGACCTTCACACGGATCAGGATGCTCTGCAACATCCCTGTTCCAAACGCTGCGAGCGGCCTTCACCGCTTATCTTGCCTTCAGAAATCAGCGAACGCCATCCGGGAATTACACGTCCCCGGCACAGGCATTCGCCTCGATCGGAATTCACCTTGGTGACGACGGTGTCGATGCTAACCTTAGTACCACCAGCCACCAATGGGCCGCCGGTCGGGTCGGGTTGGTCTTGGAAGCCTCTGTTGTACAAAGAGGGTTTCGAGGGGTCAATTTCTTGGCACGCTACTATTCACCGGACGTCTGGTATGGAGATGTAAATAGTATGTGCGATGTCAAGAGACAGCTCTCGAAATTCCATACAACGGTACGCCTGCCTGAAAACATCACACCTGAACAAAAGTTGGTTGAAAAGGCCATGTCATACGTGGCGACAGATGGAAACACTCCCGTTCTCGGAGCTTACTGCAAGCGAGTGCTATTGCTGTCATCCTATCGCCCCAAATCATTACTTGGAGTCGGTAATTGGTGGTCAAAGTTTGACCACTCAGTCCAGTACCCCAATGAAAATGTTGGTGGATGGATGGATGTGGAATACGCTGCACTCTTTGAGCAGTTCGACAGAAGCCTGTTCGATCTCTGGCTGGCTTCCTCCTTCACGGTTGAGAAATTGCTTCAGCCTCCGTTATGTGCTGAGCCCGAGCCCGCAAAACCTACTAGCGTTGCGGTCGTGGTTGATGAGGATATTCTGCTTGCACAAGAGCAGAAGGAATTCCCCAGTGCACGTTCGGAGACCCAAGCGTCCTCAGAAGATGTCCCACGTAAGCGACCCCGCAAGCGAAACACCAAAATACGGGCCCCAACAGTTGGAAAAGGACCCCAGGACCGTCGTCGAAAGACAATACTTTTCGGCACAGTCCCCACCCCACTCCCCTAGGGTGGAATGCTGACACTAAGATTATTT